CAGATCGCTTATCGCTCTCTGGCACCAAGGTTGGCTTGCCTTCTGGTTTTGTTATGAGCTGATTTAGCTCTTCATTTTCATCGCCCAAGATTTTTAAAGCTTGGGTTGGTGAAATAGTTTTGGCGGTGTAGACCGGCTCGTTTGTGAGCTTCTGCATTAGCTGAAGCGCCTGCTTTTCGTCGGCCCATCGCCGGTTTGTTTTTGCGCGGACCAGCTTGTAGCCCTCGATGACATGGCCCTCGGCTGCGAGGCTCTGAGCCTTCGAGGCAACTTTTTCGCACCAGCTTTTTATTAACCCAAGATGCGGCAGCAGCTCCGCGACCTCGTCTGGTGATAGTGAGGTGGAAGGCAGCGTGAGGTCGTCGAAGCCCATGCCTGCCTTCGCCAGCGCGTGCTGCGCAAGTGGCTTGCATGTCTCAGCAGCGCGGCAGAATCGGCAAGCTGACTCACTTGGATTGAATTCTGGGTTGTCGCCGAGCGCCGCTTTCGCCGCTGGCTGTAACACTTTCTTGCCCCACTTAAGCAGCTCAGTTACGCGCATTGTGTGTGTGTCTTTGTGTAAGATTCTGGGCTGGACGATTGTCATGTGGATGGTGTCAATTTGAGCGTCGAAGCCGAATTCATTAATCACCCCAAGCGCGTAGCATTTGAGCTGATCGCAGTCTGCGTGTACCAGATGCCTGCCAAATTTCAGATCGACTACCCACGCCTCACCCTCTTTTATTGAGACAAAGTCTGCGGTGCCAAACCCCCCCGGAACCCACAGCGAGAAATCTAGGCGCTGCTCAACGTGCGACCTGCTCTGCGGTAGCGCACGGCAAAAGTCTGCATACCTGCTGACTGCATCAGCCATTTCCTCATCGACCTCGAAGCCATTAAAAAACTTACCAAGGTAATCTCCGGGGTTTGAACCGTCTCGAAGGCAGGTTTCTGCAAGCTCATGCGCGGCGGTGCCATGCTCGGCAGCCTTACTTGTTGTGTTTGGAAGTCCCCGGCTCTCGCTGACGCTTGCCGGGCAAGCTATCCAACGGTGTGCGCTGCTTGCGCTCAACTCTGCGTGACTTAAAAAGTCTAACTGTTCCTGCAAAACACGCCCCCTCTCAACATTTATCTACAAGTTGTGGTTGTATCTTGCCCACGACAAATGTAGATTGCAAACTTAATTGTCAACTTTTGGAAATGAAGCAGATGAAAAATGGTGTCACTAACGATAAAACGCAGGTGAATAACGCGCTCGATCAACTGAAAAACATCTTCGCTTTGCGAAGCGACAGACAGCTTGCCGCTATGTTCGATGTTGAGAAGCAGAACGTTGCCGCGTGGCGACATAAGGGCGAAGTGCCACCGATGCGCGCCATCCAAATAGAGCACCTAACCGACGGCGAGATGACATGGCGCACGCTCTGCCCATCGCTGCTGCGCGAGACCCTAGAGCTTGTAAAAAAATGAGGGCGTTTCTCTACCAATTACTTTGGTGCTGTTGCTCGAACCTCTCCAAGTTGTTGGAGCGCGTGGCAGACAAGTTGGTTGAGTTGCTTGAAAGGGCGGCGGATTGGGCAGACAGAAAGGCAGCGGATCACCTGTAGATTTGAGGGGAAGTAAATGATTGATCAGTTTGGTCACAGAATGGTTGAGCGCGGGTACAACATCATCCCCACGCTGCCAGCGAAGAAAAGACCCAGCGGCTTGGGCTGGCAAAAAATCCAGTCAACGCCGGAGCTGGTGCAGGACTGGATCACCGAAATGCCAGAATTCGGCATCGGTGTGCTGTGCGACACGACTGCGGCAGTTGATATCGACTGCCACAATAAGGCACTCAATAACCGCCTGCTTCACTGGCTAAAAGATAATGTTGGAATGCCAGCGGCCCGAATTGGCCTAAACCCAAAGTGCGTTGTGCCTTTCAGAAACATCGAGGGCATGAGGAAGATGCGCTCGAAGGAGTTTGTTTGCGGCGATGGAGTAACCCACGCGGTAGAGATCTTGGGTGTCGGGCAACAGTTCATTGCATACGGCATACATCCAAAGACATTAAAACCCTACGAGTGGGTGGCGGGGCCAACACTGGCTGACGTATTTCATGAGGATCTGCCTGCGCTGACCAGCGATATCGCCACCGCCTTTATCACGTTCTTCGAGCAGCAGGCCGAAGAGCTTGGCTGGGTAGCGGAAAAAGAAGGCACCCGCGAAAAGCAGCAGGCCCACGACGAGCTTATGAATTTCAAGGCCGCGCTCGATATGGGCGCAGACGAGATAAGCGAAATATTAAGCACATACTCTAACGACGACCTGCACTATGACGATTGGGTTAAGGTTGGAATGGCGTTGCACCACCAGTTTGCTGGAGAGGTCGAGGGGCTAGAGCTTTGGACTCAGTGGTCTGCGGAGAGCACTAAATATGAGGACGGCACATGCGAGGCTAAGTGGGAGTCCTTCGGTGATTATCAGGGGGCGCGGGTCACTATGGCCTCGCTTAAGTTTGAAGCAAAAAAGTCAGACAGCGTAGAGGTTATTGAAGAGCGCCTGCCATCTATGCTGACAAATTGGGCCTTCGTTCAAGTGGAGGGCAGCGCCAGAGTTCTGCGTGAGGAATTGAACAGCGACCAAATAATTCTTTATAAGCTCGACGATCTAAAGAAGGAGTTCGCCAACCAGAAAGTGCTGGACCACGGGAGTGACAAGCCTCGGATGATGAACCTTGCCGACATGTGGCTTGAGCATCCTGACCGCAGAACATACGCGGGGGGTATCTGCTTTTCACCAGACGGTCAGGTGTTAAACAAATACAATCTGTGGCGAGGGTGGAGCTACAAGCCGGTCCAGGGCGATGTGTCTCCCTTTATCAAGTTCGTGACCAACGTAATCGCAGGGGGTGACGAGGGTCACGCGAAGTATATCTTGGGGTGGGTTGCGCAAATGATCCAAAAGCCCCAGAGCAAGGTCGGTGTCGGCATCACGCTGCGCGGCAAGAAGGGATCGGGCAAGTCGTTCTTCGGGGAGCTGATCGGCGGCTTGTGCAAGCCCCACCACCGTATTGTATCGAAAGCAGATCACGTCACCGGGAAGTTCAACCGCCACTTAGAGGATACGTTATTATTGCAATGCGACGAGGCCTACTGGGCAAGAAACAAGGCCGCCGAGGGGGCATTGAAAGATCTTATGACCAACAACCGCATCACGGTTGAGCGTAAGGGAATGGACAGCTACAGCTCGAATAACTACACGCGGCTGCTGTTCACCTCAAACGAGGAGTGGGTAGTCCCTGCATCGCTCGACGAGCGCAGATTCGCGGTCTTCGATGTGTCCCCGTGTCAAATGCAGAACGCAAAATATTTTGGCGATCTTCGGCGCTGGTATGACCGAGGCGGTGCAGAGCACCTGCTGCACTTCTTCAAGAGCTTTGACCTTAACTCAGTTGATGTGAGGGTCGCTCCAAGCACGGCGGCACTCGATCAGCAGAAGCTGCTGTCTCTGGACACTATCGATCAGTGGATGCTCGACTGCATAAGCGCCGGTGAGTTTCGAGAGCAGCGGTCTAACGGTGATGTTTTCGAGTTCGGAAGCGCTGAGGCAAAGCACAACATCTACCAGACCTATGTCTCAAGCGTCAAAGGTCGGTTCGAGAGCGCACGCAAGGAGTCGCAGTTCTGGAAGCACCTGCACGAGATCGATGGTTTGATTGTCCGAGAGTCAAGAAAGAGAGTCGCAGACCGACAGTTGTATTGCGTTGAGTTTGCGCGGCCGAAGATCGCATTGGAGGCATTCCTTAGCCATCACAACATCAAAAACAATGAGGTCGTTGAGGCCGTAGAGGATCTTGATCCGCTAGACCCGGCAAACTGGAGCGACGAGGTTCCATTTTGACGGTAGGCGAAACCAAGACCTGCACGGTTTGCAGCACAGAGAAGCCCATCGAAAAATTCTACACGCGTGGCAATGGAAGCATTGAGCCGGTGTGCCGCCCGTGTCGCACTACTAGCGAGCAAGTGCGAGCGAACGCAAGCCCCCGCGCATATCTAAGAAACCTACTCAACAAGGCGCGATACGGCGCCAAGAAACGGGGACTGACGTTCGACATTACGTTAGCTGACTTGCTGGCCCTGTGGGAGCTACAGGGGGGCAAATGCGCGCTATCGGGTGTCAGAATGACGTGGGCGAAAGACGGCAAGGGGCGAAAAGAAATGAACGTCTCGCTTGACCGGATTAACCCCGACATTGGCTACGCGAGCAAGCCTATGAATGTGCAGCTTGTCTGTTTGCGCATAAACATAATGAAGCACACGCTACCGGAACATGAACTTTTCTGGTGGATTCAGAACTTAGCCGACGAAATGCAAAAACAATAGTTACCAATACAACTTACAAGTTGATATTCGCACTTTGTTCGTGTTACGTTGACAATGTAAAGGCCATCTTGTCAATTTACATATAAAAATAGAGGGGAAACCATTTGAGCAGTCAGATTCGCAGTAACGATCTAGAAGAAGAAATTTTGTCAGACCCCATAGCCGTGGCATTTGTGTACGACTACAACATAAGGATCGAGGTCCGTCCCGACACATGTTACGAGCAGTATGAAGTAGCCCTGTTTAACTCAGATCAGGACAGCGTGATCAGACTGTTTGTCGTGAACAAATTTGAGCACGCGATGCAGAAAATGCACGACTTAGCGGCGGCTTTTGCAGACCGCAGATAAAACAACAAAATAAGATAGTGGCTGATTGAAACGCCGCTATTTTTTTGTTCTGTGAAACAACCATATGTAGGAGATACAACACTAATGAGTGACGAATTTTACGACTCCACTAGGGTGTCGGTGGACGGGAGGCTGGTAAGAATCTTCGCAGCCAAGCTGCCAGAGGGCGCAGGCAAGCGGCTGCCCTATTACCAAGACGAGGAGTACATCTCAGCGATCTGTGAGCACGCCAAGGGGGGTCTAACAGCGGCGCAGTCCAGTGAGCTGGTGGGTATATCGCCCTCCGAGGTGTCGAAGATCAGAAGGATGTACCGTGAGCGATGGCTTGGGTTCAGTGGGGTGTCCAGTGCTGCCTTTTAAGCTCGCAGCCGCCGCGATGGTAGTCATCGCGCTGGGATTTGCAGGCGATGGAGATTTCGAAGACGCAAAGGCCCAAGAGCGCGACTACATCGAGCGATATTGCACTGGTGTGCATGGCAATTATATGGATCTGGAGGTGACCTGTGGCGACTGATCTAATTTGCGACGAGTGCAGGCAAATCTGCGACGTTTTTGAGCAGGTCGAGATCGATCACGAGCCGTATGGGGACCAGATCGTGGAGCGCCGATCATATTATGTGCTGTCTACTTGCTGCGAGGCGGATGTCCTAGAGGTCGAGGTAGACAAGGTGATCCATTGATGAGGCCATCGCGTAACAAGCAGCGCGAGGCGCTGAGGCAGGCGAACGCAGAGGCCGTTGCGCGGTTCGTTGCTGAGGGCGGCGAGATAAAATTTTACGGCCCAGATTGCTATCTGCACGAGGGCGTTAAGCTGTCGAGAAAGGAGCTGAGTCGAATGCACTACGAGGCGGTCAAGGATCGCCGATCAAACAACTAAGGGTCTACGGACCCTTTTTTTATGGCTGAATTATTCTCATATATCGACAAGTTTTAGTTGTCATAACAACTAGATTGTGGGAATATATCTGTGTCGAAACAACACACACAGAAGGAACTAGAAAATGTTGAATATTACCTACTACTACGTTGAGCAGCTTGTACGACCAGAGAGCGGTTGGGATAGGCAGTTGGTGCAAAACTGCGAAAACTACAACGGCGGCTTTCAAGATAAGGCGCAGGCAGAAGAACACCTTCAAGCCGAAAAGTCTGGCTGGGAAGAATTTCTTGCAGAGCAAAAGCAGTGTGATGAAATTAAACGCCTGCAAGCAGTAGCCGACTGGAGAATCGTTGAGGAAGTCGTGACCTTCGCTCACGTTTCTGAGTACATGTATTCAGACGTTAAGGCCTACGAGATCATCAAGGTCATTAGCGACAAGACAATCGAAATCAGGGCAATGGATGTCTCACATTCTTGCGAAGATTTAGAGTTCACCCCCGGCGGCTTTGCTGGTCACTTCCACAACCAAAGAGATCAAAAGGTTACCTACAAGTCTAACCCTGAAGCCCCAACTTTCCGAATCAGAAGGAAGAAAGGTTCGGTTGAAAACTGGGTAGCAGGCTCCTCGCGGTTTGGTCTGACCACTAAGCCCTACGCCTTTCACGATTTTAACTTCTAAACTTTTTGGGCCGCGTAAGCGGCCCGTACAACACACACACACACACACACACACACACACAGAAGGGACGAGAAAATGAAAATTAAAGTTTACCAATTTGATCTTACCGAAGCCGAAGAAAATCTAGTCAATGAAAAGGGCTGGGACGCTTCTGCAAGGACCAAGGCTTACTTGGCAAAAAGCTTCGGCAAGATCGAGGCAGAGACTTGGTTCCACGCATACCAGCATGTTGCCACGGTAGCGTCTGACGATCTTAACGAGGCATTTGCCTTGATGAATCGCTGGGATCAGCCAGAGCGAGTCGAAAAGCACGCAGACGCATACAGCATGTCTGTTGGAGACATCTTAGAGCTTAACGGCGAGTTTTATCTGGTAGCGCGGATAGGCTTTGCCCCATTTACACCAGCGGAGGCCGCGTAAGCGGCCCAAGGGGATAGATATGCAAGCAGCAGCAAAAGGTAAAGGCGTAAGGTGCCACTGGGCTAAGGTCACGCCACTGGCGGTTCTCACAAATAAGCGCCTAAAGGTTCTCAACACCCCACTCAAAGACTGGTTGGTGTGCGGTAAGTGTAACTTTCAACAGCGCCACCATTCACAGTGCGGCAGTGAATTCGACACTCACTGCTGGATGGAGGATTGCAAGGCCGATAACTCAAACTTTATGTACATGGACGAACTGGCGCGAGAGCTGCCAGCCGACACGCCAATGTACCGACTCAAGCGATGACAGGTCGTTGAGGCTTAGAGCTGTTGAGGTACCAAGGGTCTACGGACCCTTTCTTTTTGTCTGCGGTAAAACCCCCTCTACCTTTTCCCGCTTGATTTGTATGCGGTAAAACCCCCTCTACCTTTTCCCGCACGCTCAGGTGAGTTGGGTGAGTCAAGAGAAACACTGTTTTTACCCCTTACCCAACTCACTACCCAACTCACCTGCCAGTGGGCGCAAACCCCTGTTTTACATACCTTTTTTATTATTATTAAGAGAGAGAGAGAGGGGTGAGTTGGGTGAGTTGGGTAAAAAAGCAATCCACATGGAAATGGCAATGTAAGTAAGTACTAACTTTTATATATGTATTTCCATGTGGATTAAAAAAGTACCCGACTCACCTGACTCACCCAACTCACCTGATTTTTATTCAATTAAATCAATCACTTACGAGCACCGAGGGTGAGTTGGGTGCGAGTTGGGTGAGTCAAGTGCGCCCTCCCTACTGGCGCACCCGGTCGATCAGCGCAGTAAATCCACGCTAAACAACTACAATTGGTATTCACAACCGATGATTGTATATGCATACTGGCGACTGTAACCCACTGATAAACATAGGGATTTCATGGCGAAAGAGAAGGAAATCAATCTAGAGGATCTCCACCATCTGGCAAAGATCGGGCTGACAGAGGCTCAGATCGCTGCATCCCTTGGTGTCAGCACGCCTACGTTCGAGAGGCGCAAGAAAGACACTGAAGGATTCTTAAGCACATTAAAGGACGGCAAGGCCGCTGGTATCCGCAAGGTCACCAATGCGCTGTACAAGGGGGCTGTCGAGGACGAGAAGCCTGCGAGTCAGATTTTCTTCCTGAAGAACCGCGCAGGCTGGACAGACCGGCAGGAGGTGGACGTGTCAGGCTCAGTCGGCGTAGACGTACAGCTCGACGCAGCCATCGCCGCGTTGAAGGATGCAGGCATCGACCCATCAACATTGTGATGCATCGATTACCCGGCATAACCCAGCACCTATGCGCGACAGGGGCTGAGAGCAACGTGGTACAGTTGGAACTGTACCGCGAATCTAAGCGCATGGAAATGTCAATTAAATCAATGACTTACAACACCCCATGCGCTCAGGAATTTGCAGCTCTACACCGGCGCGACCTGTGAGATCGGCTTCGCAAAAACGGGACTCCGGGATGGGGCGGCTACGGGG